GTTTTTCCTTTCCAACACTACCAAAACGGCGAACGCTTGGGGCTACAATTTCCGCATCAAGGTAAAGCGCGGAAGCGCAACGGGCGATTGCTTCATTACGTCTGCGGGAGGTAACTTTGAATGAGCATTCAGCACAGAGAAGACAGCATTCGTGATATGAAGTTGGAGCGGCTGGGCGTGACACCGCCGCAGGACTGGAACGACGTTGAGCAGGTCCGCACGGCGAAGAAAGCCGAAATCGGCCTTGCGTGTTCCGCGGCTATCTATGCCGGAATCGACGTGGGCGGCGCACATTACAGCCTGACCGAACACGACCAAACCGAACTTATGGCGCAGTTCCAGACGGTCAAGGAGGGTGCGGAGGAAGTGCCATACCACGCCGACGGTGAACTTTGCCGTATGTATACCGCGGAGGAATTCACCGCGCTTACACAGGCCGCGACCGCCCACGTCTTCTATCACCGCACCTACTGCAACCACCTGAACGCGTGGATTAAACGGGCCGGGCTTGATGAAATCCCGGCTATCGTGTACGGCGCGGACCTGCCCGCCGACCTTGCGGCAAGCATGGCGGCGCTGATTGAGAAAGCGGGTGGCGACGCGTGAAACGTATCTTGACGATTTGGGCCACGCTGGGCGCGGCTTACGTCGTATTTGAAACGCTTTTCCGCGGGTACTCCCACCCGTCTATGTTCGTTGTAGGCGGGCTGTGCGGGGTTCTGGTTGGCACTATCAATCAGGCCCCGCGCTTTTATCGCGCCCCGGTCATCGTGCAATCGGTCATCGGGGCCGTTATCGTGCTTGCGGTAGAGTTTGTTTCCGGGTGTGTCCTGAACCTGTGGTTAGGGCTGGGCGTTTGGGATTACAGCAATCAGCCGGGAAACGTGCTGGGCCAAATCTGCCCGGCGTTCGGCCTGCTGTGGTTCTTCATTATGCCGCTTGCTATTTGGGCGGAGGACACAACGCGTTATTTGATTTGGGCGTATGACTGCGCGGTTTATCACTCGCAGGAAGCGCCGCCCACAATCGCCCCGTATTCGCTGAAAAGCGTTTACGGGGACTTCATTTGCGGGAGGTAACAGAATGACAATCAGAGAGATAGCAAGCGGCGGAGGAATTGCCTTTGTGGTTCTGACGCTGGTTCAAATCGCCCCCGTGAAGTTGAACCCGTGGACGTGGCTTGCGCGTGCCATTGGGCGGGCAATCAACGGCGACGTTCTGCGGAAGCTGGACGAAACCCGTAAAATCCTTGACGACCATATCAAAACGGACGACGCGCGGAACGCTGATTTTCACCGTTCAAAAATCCTGCGATTCAACAACGAACTGTTGCGGGACATTCCGCACACGCAGGAAGACTTCATCGAGATTTTGCACGAAATCGACCTTTACGAAAAATACTGCGACACACACCCGGAATATGAAAACAACCGCGCCACACACGCGGTTGCAAACATCAAGAGGGTGTATGACGAACGGTTGGTAAAGCACGATTTTCTATGAGAAAGGTGGCGCGGCATGATTTATCTTTTCAGCGTTGCCGCCGGGCTGGTTGGCGGGTTCGCCGCCGTCCTGCTGTTGAGCGGACGACGGACCCGCCGACGAAAAGAGGGCAAGCAGAACCGCCGGAAGACAGAGTGTTCAAAGCTGGTTCTTTGGGCGGTCCTCTGTACCTATTTCGCCGGGTTCGGCGTGGGCGTGTGGGCCGTCGTCCTCGACGCTTCACAGCTTGGCGTTTTCCTTGCCTACGTTGGAACACCAACGGCAACGGTCATCGGCTTTTATTCGTGGAAAGCAAAGGCGGAAAACGTTGTGAAAATCAAAAAGGCGAACCCGGAGGAAACGGAGGGAATGCCCGTTGACCTGAACAACGTTCAGCCGTAACGGAGGAATACACATGACACAGGAACAAAAGAAATTCATCGAGCGGGTGGGCGCACTTGCCGCGGCGGATATGCAGAAAAGCGGGGTCCTCGCGTCCATGACGATAGCACAAGCAATCCTTGAAAGCGGCTGGGGCAAATCCGGCTTGACGGTCAAGGGAAACGCCCTGTTCGGCATCAAGGCCGGGACAAGCTGGACCGGGGCCGTTTACAGCGGCAAAACGCAAGAGTGCTACGACGGCGTGACCTTTACGACCGTGACGGGCCTTTTCCGGGCCTATGGCAGTTGGGCGGAAAGCGTTGCCGATCATTCCGACTTGCTTTCGTGCAATACCCGCTATAAAGCGGTCATCGGGGAGCGGGACTATAAAACCGCGTGCCGGGCAATCGCCGCGGCGGGCTATGCGACCGACCCGAAATATGCGGACAAGCTGGTTCAAATCATCGAAACATACGCCCTGACCGCCTACGATGGCGCAGGAAGCGCCGCAAAGCCCGGCGGTTCAAATACCACGGCGGGGACCACAAGCCCCGCAGACGCGAAAGGAGCAGGCAAAATGAAAGCGTCTGAATTTATCAACAAATTGCAAAACATTGTGGACAACTATAAAACGCTGTACGTCATGGGCTGTTTCGGTGCGCCCCTGACAGGCGCGAACGTGTCCCGCTATTGCACAAATCACAGGTACAACAAGCAGGCCGCGCGAACGGCGATGATTCGGGCGGCGGCGGATAAGAACCCGCCCGTCTACGGGTTCGACTGCGTATGCCTTATCAAAGGCGTTCTTTGGGGTTGGAGCGGAAACGCCGCGAAGCCATACGGCGGCGCGGCCTATGCTTCCAACGGCGTTCCCGATCTTGGGGCCGACACCATGATTACGAAGTGTTCCGGCGTGTCCGCTGATTTCAGCGGCATTGTTCCGGGTGAAGCTGTCTGGTTGCCAGGTCATATCGGCGTATACATCGGCGGCGGAAAGGTCATCGAATGTTCGCCCGCTTTCAAGAACTGCGTGCAGGTGACGGCGTGCCTGAACATTGGCGCTATTTCCGGCATGAACGGGCGCAAGTGGACGAAGCACGGGAAGTTGCCGTATATCACCTACGACACCGCAGGCGGCGCACAGGACGGCGCAGGAAGCACGACAAAGCCAAGCGGCACAACTACCACCCCGGCGACGCTTGCGTTCGCTGTGGGCGACGTGGTGCGCTTTACGGGCAACACCAATTACACCAACGCGGCGGCGGCAAGCGGCGCGGCCTGCAAGCCGGGAACGGCAAAGGTAACGGCACTTGCAAAGGGCGCAAAGCACCCCTACCACCTTATCAAACAGCCCGGCGGCGGTTCTACCGTTTACGGCTGGGTCAATGCGGCGGACGTGCAGGCCGTCGGGAGCGGTACGACCGCGCCGAAAATGCGCGTCGGTGCAAAGGTGAAGTATTCCGGCCCGCTGTACCGTGACAGCAACGGCGGCGGACAGGGCAAGACCGTAAACGGAACGTATACGGTGAAGTATTACTATCCGGCCCGCAAGTGCGGCGTACACATCGACGGTTTGGGCTGGGTCCCTGAATCCGGCTGTACCGTCATTGGCTGACAGATAGAAAGGAGAAACAGAAATGAACGTTCTTACATTCCTTGCGAAGAATTGGGACAGCGTGCTTGTCGTCGTCGCTTTCCTCGCGGTGGTTGCCGTGCTTATCAAGCGCGGCGAAACAAAGATTTTGAAGCAAATCCTTTTCAACCTTGTAACGCAGGCCGAAAAGCAGTTCGGAAGCGGTACGGGTTCCCTGAAATATGCCGCCGTCGCGGACTGGATTTATCAGCGAATCCCGGCGGTGCTGAAACTGCTTTTCACGTCCAGCGATATTGAAAAAATGATCGAAGCCGCTTTGGAGGAAGCGAAGAAAGCATGGGGCGCGAATGAGAATTTGAAAGGCTACATCGACACCCCATCCGTGGAAAGCCTGCTTGTCGGCATCGAAGAACAGGCCGTCCAGACCGAACCAGCAGAAAACTAAACACGTCCGATTCGGACAAAAACGAAAGCCCGTCGGGGGTCATTCCCCGGCGGGCTTTTTTTCGCGCTTTTCGATAAAATATTGTTGTGAAGTTTCATTCCAGCCCGCGGTTCCGATTATTCGCGGTTCGGCGGTTTGGGTCCCGTCAAGACGCTTGCGAATGGCGTTCTTTGCGTCCGACAATGCCCTATAAATGGGAATGCCGTCCACTTTCCCGGAACAACTTTCGGACTCCAGAAACCAGCCGGATTCAAAAGGAAGAATCCATTCGCCCCGATATATGTAGCAATCAACAATCTTTTTCATAAACAACCCACACATTCTACCACAGGACGGGCGGCGGCTTGCGCCGCCCGCCTTTATCTTATGCGCTGACCGTGGACACGTCAAGCCGGAACGCGAGGTCAAGGACCTTTGCGCGGGTTGCGGCGTTGTGCTGAACGGCCTTTTCCAACGTGGCCCGGACCCCAGCGGGAGCAAGGGACAGACCGTAGGCAATCAAGCTATCTTCCGACGCTTTCAGGACGGAACGGGCGGCGTTCAGTTCTTCTTCAAGCCCGGCGGAGACAATCAGCGCGGCGCATTCGTCGTTCGCCTTTTCAAAGGCCGCGTCATCCTCCATGCAGTAAAGGAATTCGGGAACGGAGCCGTCTGGATTGACAATGCCTTTGTCGGCAATGAACTTCTTTTCGATGGCTTCTTGCTGGGATTCGACTTCCTGCACGCGGGCTTTGGCGACCATATAGGCCCGCTGGAACTTGTTTGCAGTTCTTTTCATGTTCATTCCCCTTTCTTGCGGCGGTAATGGACCGCGGCGGCGATAATCAGTTTCACAACGGCAACAGCGATCAGGAAGATTCCGAGTTTTTCAAGCATGGTTGACAGTTCAGAAGAAAAAGTGTATTCTATGGGTGGGCGGTGAACCCGCCCATAGAATACGGGGTTTCGGCTTACGTCAGCTTATCAATTATCAGTAACGCAAGCCCTACCAGAAAGTCCACGATTGCGGTTATTACGATGGTCCGAACATCGACCCGCGATTTCGTGGGCTTTTTCTTTTTCTTCTTCACCTTGTCACCCCCTTTCTTTATGCTCTTATTATATACTAACGTTAGTATAAAGTCAATAGGGAAAATGCGAAAAAGCAGAAAAATTTTGCGCCGTTGCGGTAGATACAGCGGCGCGAAAAGGGAGCGGCGGAAACCGCCGCCCCGGTAAAGCGTCAGGCGACAAACACACCCAACGGAGAACCGCCGGGAGAGCGCCACCCGCGGCGGTGAATGTCGGACAGGCGGACACGTTCAGGAGCCTTTGCGCCGTCATACAGGACCATAGCGAAAACGCCGCCGTGAAAGAAACGGGTATCAGGCAGGCTAACAAAGCCGATGACGGTTCCGCCCTGCGGAGGATAGCAAGCACCGCAGACACGTTCGACGCGCTGACCCACCATAACAACAACGGTGTTCACATCGGCGGGCTGGACGATCTCAACGCCGCAGGACGTTTCGGCGGTGGCTTCCTCGACGCTGGGTTCCTCTTCCGGCTGAACCTCGTTTTCAGCACGGAAGACCGGGGCCATAGAATAACGTTCGGGAATGATATATTCGCCGCGTTCATCGAAGAACAGCTTTGCGCGGCGGGTCTTGCCGTTACGCTCGAACGTCACCGTCTTTTCGGTGCGCTTGATAATCTTGATGGTGAAAATGCAATCGTGATTGCAGGCGCTACGGTCAAAATATTCCTTGCCGATCTCGAACTTTTTCATATTGATTACCCCCATATATAAAACCAGAAGTTGAAGTGTCATTGTATGCCGTGTCGGTTCCCTTTTCGTGTCAGCCCGTAAGGTTGGCTGTTGTCGAACTGTACGCCCCGACAACCGGGCGGCTTTGGTTTCCCTTTCTGATTATGATTATATACTAACGTTAGTATAAATACAAGCTGGAATGATGCACAAATATACTAACGATAGATTGTGCGTTTTTTATACTTGCGTTAGTATAAACAGCGTGATAAAATGGACAAGCAAAGGAGTGGTGACAATGGCAAGCAAATATGGAAACCCACGCGGGCAAGCCGCGACAGACGCGAAGCGGAAATACAACAGCAAAAACTATGACAGGATTTACCCGTATGTAAAGAAAGGCAAAAAGTCTGTATATCAGAGAGCGGCAAAGGCAAGCGGGTTTGACAGCATAAACGATATGATCGAATCGCTGATGGACGAACGGGCGGCGGCGGTGTTGGGACTGTCGCCGGAGCAGTTCGCGGCAGAGGTTCAGGCCGCGGCAGACGCGGAGCAGGAAAAGGCATAAAGAAAGCGGCGGGCGTTGCGCCCGTCGCTTTTGCTTTCCTGCTGTTCAGAACTGTTCGTATGTATAGCCGCCGTTTTCGTCCAGCGTGATAGCGCCGTAATCTTCAAGAATAGAACCGTCGGTATCTTGCTTCCCGTATGTACCGACATAGTACATAGAACCGGGGAAACAAATACCCGTGCCGTCATCACAGAGAATTGCAACCCAGTTGTAGCCGCTGTCCTTGACGACGGTTTCCGCAAATTCTTTGTAGTTTTCTTCCGTAATGGCTTGAAGCTGTGCTTTTGTAATGCGGATATAGGCATATTCTCCGATTTTATCGCCGGAACCCGTTTTCACGTCCTTTACGGTCAAGTCATAGTCCATCAAGACGTTGTGCTTGTGATATTCAGGGTACAGCATATCACGCCCGGAATAGACGGTTTCAACCGCACCGTCAGAAAGTGTAACGTCGAGGGACGAACCGCCGTAATAGACGGTATACGCGCCCTTGCTTTCGGAAATGCTTGTAATCTTCCCATCAAGGCCGCAGGAAGTCAGAATGATAAAGACTTCATCGGCCTGTTCGGGAGTGATTTTCATATCCGCCCGAATGGTGTTCATGGCATCGGGGTAAAAATCATACTGCGCCGTCAGTTCCTCCGATTTGGGCGTGTCCAGATCGACAAGAGCGCCGCCGCAGGCGGAGAGGGACGCGGCAAGCGTCGCCGCAAGGACAAGAGATAGAACCTTTTTCATGTGGAATCCTCCGTTCTGCCGCCCAGCGTCCGGGCGGCTTGCGTTATTTTCAAAGGCCGGACCATTGCTTTTTCTGGATTCTGACCTTTAACACAATTATCAATGCTTATTGTGTTAAAGTCAAGAAAAATGCAGACCTTTAACACAAAAGGAGGAATCGGCGGTTGAAGATATACGACTACAAGGGACGAAAGAACCTTTGCGGAAATCGCGTCAAAGAAGCACGCGCCCGGCTGAATATTACGCAAACAGACCTTGCGGCGCGTCTGCAAGTTGCAGGAATTACAATGGAGCGGGACAGCGTAAGCAGAATAGAAATCGGGACCCGCTTTGTGACCGATTATGAACTTGCGGTGCTTGCGAAGATACTTGGTGTGTCTATGGAATGGCTGACAGAAAATGAATAGTAGCTTTTTATACTTGCGTTAGTATAAAAAGATTGTTATAATCTTTTTGCGGGGGAACCGCTGAAAAGAGGAACAAAACCCGCCCGGCTTGATAGCTTGGGCGGGTTTTCCTATACGGAGGGCTTATGAACTATAAAGGGAATCAGCATTTGAAGTGGGAAGATCGGCTTTCCCTTGAACGTATGCTAAAGATAAAAACGCCGAAACCGAAAATTGCGGAAGCTTTGGGCGTTTGCTTGAAAACCGTATACAATGAAATTGCGCGGGGAATGTGCGAACAGCTTACAAGCGAACTGGAACCCGTGTTGCGATATTGCGCGGACGTTGCAGAACGGAAGTATCAAGAGCATTTGCGGGCAAAGGGGCCGGACATAAAGCTGGGGAAAGACTTTGCCTTTGCGGAGTACATCGAAGAACAGATCATTGAAAAGAAGAGGTCCCCCGGCGCGGCTTTGGCGCAAATTGCGATTGACGGGGTGGAGTTCGACACCCATATTTGCGAAACGACACTTTATAACTGGATTTATCGGGGCGACATTTTCTTGAATATCACGGCGGAACACCTTTTGTATAAAGGCGACCACAGGAAGCCAGAGGACAGGGACAGGCAGAAACGGGCGCGGCCCGCAAAGGGGGACACCATAGAGGAACGCCCGCAGGAAGTGGCAGACCGCGAAACTTTCGGAAATTGGGAAATGGATAGCATTATAGGTTGTAAGGGGAGCAAGGCCGCGCTGGTGGTGCTGACAGAGCGGTTGACCCGTTACCCTGTGATTTTTCGCGTTCCCGATCACACGATGGAAAGCGTCGTGCGGGGGCTTGACCGTATAGAGCGGAGGATGGGCGCAGGGTTCCGGCAAGTGTTCAGGTCAATAACGGTTGACAACGGAAGCGAATTTCAGGATTGCGCCGGAATGGAGAGATCAAAGCGGGCGCGGAAACCACGCACAAAGATTTATTATTGCCACCCGTATTCAGCATACGAAAGGGGGAGCAATGAGAACATGAACCGCATAATTCGGCGTTTCTTTCCTAAAGGGACAAGCTTTGATGAAGTGACGGCGGCGGAGGTTGCAGAAGTGGAAGAGTGGATGGCAAACTACCCGCGGCGGATATTGGGCTGGGCAACGCCGCAAATGCTTTTCGAGCGGTACACAACATAGCCCATGAATAATTGAACAGAAAGGGAGCAGAGCCGGAAGCGAAAAAACGCCCGGCTTGGTTTCTTGTTGCCTTTTTGCACAAAAGCGGGGGTTCCAAACGCGCCGGAACCCCCGCTTTTCACAAGTAGGG